GGTGAAGCTGAGTGAGCTGTTGAAGAATAACCATCAACTGAGCTACCAGCAGCGTTTCTACCAGAGAAGTCTGTATCAGCTTCGTCAAACATAGCTTCGTTGCCAGTTTGTGAAGTGTATCTGCTTCTCATTGCAAAGATAAGTCCAGTTGGACCTGTCATTGGTTGTACGCCAGCGATATCGTATGCGATAAGGTTAGGCATTGCTCTTCTTACTAATGAAATTAGAATAGGATCCCAATTTGCAACGGATGAACCAGTTGCGTTAGTTGGGGCTGCCTCAGACAAGAAAGCTTGGTCTTCTTTAGAAGCTCTTTCTTGGTTTTCTAAAATCACAGATGTAACGGCTCGTCTGTAAGAATCCTTGATTTCTGGTAAATCAGGATGCTCAAGTACAGGCTGCCATTTTTTTTCGTGTGTTTCGGATAAGTACATGTCTTATTTCTCCCTTTACTTATTTACCTGTTGACAATTTAATGTCTTTTGTTTTGCTAATAGCGGCGGTGTAAGCAGCCATTGCATTTGATAAATCTTCATTTGAAGATTCACCAGCCGCCACATCATGTAAGTCCTCATTCACTGATTCTTTTTTACCAAAATATGATTCTTTAATAGTTTCACACTTTTGTTTAAAAGTATCTGCGTCTGAGTATTCAATTTCTTCGGCAAGCTTCGCAAATTTTTCTTTTGCTGTGTCAGCAAGGTCAGAAGCTACTTCAGTCATAATAGACTTTCTAGTATATTCTCCATTCACCTTGTTTAACTCAACATTTTTCTCAATTTGCTCATTGAGTTTCTTTTCTAAGTCTTCAATCTTAGAAGATTGCTCTTCCAAAACATCATACTTTTCATCAGGAACATCAATGTAGTGTTCAGCAAAAAGTTTTTTCAAACCGCTGATAAAGTCTTCAGCAATCTCACCCTTAATGCCTCTTTCAAGTGCGATAGAATTTTCTTTCATCCACTCTTCAACGACATAAGAAAGATATGAGTCAACTTTTTCAGTTAATTCATCTTTTGCTTTAGCACTTTCTTGCTCTAATTTGTTGTTAAAATCTGCTTCTAAATGTTCTTGAATCTCTCGTACTTTTGATTTTACTGCTGATTCAAAAATAGTTGCAGCTTTGTTTTTAAACTCTTCAGATAAGTCATTCTCTCCAGCGATAAGAGCGTCCACATGTTCTTTAACATCTAGTTCCATCTCTTCTTTTTTCATCTTGCCATTATCCTCTTCTTTTTCCTTGTCATCAGATTTTTTATCATCTTTTTTGTCAAGGTATTTTTTGAGACCTGCTGGCATTTCGCCTTCGTTTACGACTTCTCCGTCCTCTTTTTCAGTTTCTTCCATTGCTTTAGTTGGATGTTTGTCATCTAACTTCGGCATTGGCTCAGGTGCACCCTCAGCTTTTTGAGGAGCCTGACCAGAAACTTCTTTTACTTTTTTAGTTGCGTCAGGATTGCTGTCTGTGTTTTTTACCACAGCTGGACCTAAATCTTCTGCCTCGTTAGACAATTTAGAAGGTTCAGCCGCAACAGCATTCTTCTTAGGAGCATCCGCAGCTGTAGCTTCCGCTACTGCTTCTGCCTCTAACGCCTCTAAGTTTTTTTCTGTATCGGCCATTGAGAAATCTCCTTTTTAAAATAACTAGTTATTTTTTCTCTATTGTAGATATTTATAAGATTAAAGATTTTGAAGAAACTTTTTAAACACATTTGCCTTAGCTTCTGCTAATGCGTGTCGTTTTGTCTGCTCAATTTCTCTCTTCCACATATCCAGTTCTTTTTCAACTAATACACCATTGTTCCAAATCCACTCTTTACTCTCCATAATACCTTCAACGAAAGCATCTGGAGCTGAGGGGTCTGCAACGATATCGGCGGCTGTAGCTAAGTAAAAGTCTTTACCTACATAGTTGGCGCCACCTTTTTGGACCAAGGATCCCATTCCACGACTTGATACTCCTAATTGAGCACCTTCGTCAATAAGACCTTTAACAATCTTACCGTATGGTGTATCCATGATTTTTGCCTCACCAATAAAATTTTTACCTTCGGACTTTAGAGAAGTAATCATATGTGATACTCTCTCTAAATTTACAGTAGGTCCATCTGGATGGCCTAATTCACCGAATGCTCTTTTTTTATTGATAAATTCTTTTGTATAACGGTCAACTTCTTTAGAAAGTATTTCACTTTCATAAATTCTACCGTTTCTGTTCTTTATATCTGATTGTAAAAAGACACCACGAATTTTATAATTCTTTTTACCATTGGTTTCTTCAACCAAATATTGTGCGTCTTGTATTTCTTCCGATATTAGTTTCATGTTTTCTCTCTCGTACCAACTATTTATACAATTTATTATCTAAACTCTACAATTATTGTATAATTATCACCATTTGCAAAGTTTTTAGTAGATAAAAGTACATCTCCAGTTGGTGTTGTTGCGTTGTTAGGTATCTCATTACCAGCAGTTCTAAGGTCCATATAACCATTGCCACTCAATAACATTGCTGTTGCATTGGTAGTTCCTGCCCATATTAATTCTACGGCAGACTTATTATTAGCCGTATTAATAGAGTACCATATTCTAGCAATCTTTCTATTACCATCTTCGGTCATAAATGTTGTTTCTGAAGCATCTACCTTATTTACTAATTGTTCACCTGTACCGTCTGATAAGTTGGTCATTTTGACCACAAATTTTACACCAGAAGTATCTGCTATTGTTTGTTTTGTAACTATGTCTGCCATTTTAATTAAATCCTGTTTCTTTGTGACACTCTAACATTAGACTAAAATTATCTACATTAGCGTCTGTTATAATTTTAATATCACCTGTACCTTTAATTTTATTTTCATCTGGTTTTAAACCATAATTATCAATACCTGTCATATTTAATTCTTCTTCATTTTCAAATTGTAATTTTACTGTGCCTGTGCCTTTTACTTCATAGTAAACATTAGCAATTGATATTTCAGATTCATTTGTTGAACCTAATAATGTATCTAACTCAATTAGTTTTTCATCTTCATTTCTCGCACCAGTAATTTTATTAATTACTTTAAATGAATCATCAACTAATTTTTCAGATACGATAGTCATATTATAATCCCCACTTAGTGGTTAAATAAGATTCCACACCAGAAATCTCAGCACCTGACAATGCTTTATTAAACATTAAAACTTCTCCAACATCACCGTTCATAAACTCAGCGCTGTCATCACAACCTATAAAAATTGTTCCGTTTGAAGCACTTGTAGTTGTACCAACCGTACCAGTAAATGTTAAAGTTTTAGCAGAACCATCAATTCTGTAAACTAATCTAGCTGCATTACCTGATTGTGTACCATCAAATACCAAAGTATGAATATGAAAATCTGTATCAGCCGCTGTGCTACTGTCTGCACTAACACCTGCCATAGTTACTTTAAAGTTTGTATCAATAAACATACCCATATCATCTTGGTCACTTGTAGTTAATGTTTGTGTACCAGATGTACTAGAAAACTTTGATACTATAACCATTGACATACCGGCCAAGCTTTGAGCCCACGCAACAGGATTAATACTTAAACAATCATTTGTACCATCAAATCTTACAATAGATTTTCCGTTTTGTATTGCTGACCTAAATGTTGGTCTTGTAGTTGCACCACCAGTTGGATTGGCATTATGAGCAAAGTTTGATTTATCTGTCCATTGAGTAAATGTATCACCATCTGAAACAGCTGGTGTAAATTGTCCAGCAGCTGCACCATCAAACCAAACTTGTAGAGTTGTAGCTGCGTCTGATACTGAATCCTCAATTGTATCTATTGCGCCACCAGCTACAAATTGTTGGTCGTACCAAGTTTTAGAAAGTTCACCACGCTCAACACTATCTGCAACTGTTCTACATCTAATATAATTTTGTTGAGTGCCACTAAAATCTCCTACTTTAGTATAAGTTCTAATACCACTAGCAACAGAAACATTAGTGCCGTCAGCAGAATCAGGATATGTGTTAGTAACTACAGCAGTATTTTCATACTCCCATATACCGTTTGAACCTGGTACTGTTACCCATGCCATCTTTATACTCCAGTTTCTTTCTCTATATAATTGTATAGAATTTCTGTATTAACATTATGAAAATCTGCTACTGTATCAATAGCATTTTCAACTCTATCAATTATATTTCCGTTTTCTTTTTCTAATACTTTATAAAAATCATTTACAACCTCTTTATGAAAAGGTGGCAATTCATTAAAAGCATTAGTGTCATTTGTTGACATCAAATTACTTAACTTCATTCTCCACTGGCGCCTGTGCTTCGGTTTCAGTTGGTTGATTAGGTTCAAAAGTAATCTGTTGACCTTTGTCATCAAAAACTTGGTCAGTTCTATCAGATACACCAGCATATTCTGGTTTAGGGTCACTAAAATGTACTTCAGGTGT